GTTCCAGTTAAGAGGAAGATCCGACATAGCACTCCACGAGTTCCGTGCATGCATCCCGCCACTTATTAGTGGGCGCATATAGGAATCAATTAAAGTATGCTTCTCTACTTTGCTCATCTCGCCCCAGTTATCACGCCCCCACATTGCGAGTAGTATTGCTTGTTCTGCGTCGGTGTTTCCTTGATCGGATTGAGCCTCAAACTTACTGCGGATTCGCTCAAACATCTGCTGGAACGTAGTGCCATCTTCCATCTTTTCTGCGCGTACTTTTACATATTCTGAATATTCATCCATATATGCTTTAAAGTTATCTCGGACACCTTTAATGATCTCGTCGGGATATTGATCCACATATTTCATAAATGCCATAGCGCCTTCGATCTCTTCTTTAGACTCTGTAGATTTAATATCAAGTTTTAAATACATTTCAACAGTGCTGGGTTTATTCTCGCCTTGGGCGGCTAGCTTAAACCTTAATTGGGCGTTCTCTGAAAACTTAATACCTTCAAACGTAGGACGAGAATATTTATCGCCAAAGTTTAAGTCTAATTGTTCTTCGGCATATCCGTTTGCCCTCTCTTGTAAGTCTGAAAAAACAACATCAAGGCGTTCCATAAAGGCAACACCAGGCCACACTTGACCAGGGCCGCTAAAGCCTGCTCCTCCACCGACACGGCCGTCATCTTTAAAAACCTTCTCCAAAGCATAAGGGGTGTTGCCAATCTCTTTGGGGAATATAACGCCCAGCGGAACGATTCCGCCCTTTCTGTGGCCTTCTGGTTCGAAATAAAAGATAACCTCGCCGTCGTATTCATCTTCATCGAGTCCGTATGCTCGCCAATTTTCTAGTTCTTCGTTGGATTCTTTGATATCATCCACCAAGCTGTCCCAGTCATTAGGAGGCAGATAGCCTTCCTCTACTAGCTCACGACGGGTTTTCTCATATGTCTCATCGTATTTGCCATCGACATCATCTATAAGATAGTCAACAAAGTTATCGAAGTCGTCTACGTCGCCACAGTCATCACAACTAAAGTTCATATGTACGCGCAACTCGAATCCCGAACCCAACGCCGGATTAACATTCCACTCAGTGTCTGCAGAATGATAGTTCTCCACGTGTTTTTCGAGAACATTCGTCAATGCGCTTATAGATTGGTAATCACCACCCCACGTCTTAGGTATTGTTGTTTGATCGCGCTCTTCATCGGGCCAATAATATCCCGTCTCGCTAGGTATCATTTTTCCTTTCCATCCGATAGGAAAAACAAAGGAAACATCTCCGGAGCCCATCACATAAATATTTTCGCCATAATCATTTATTTCTGCTTCTCCATAAACGCTCACATGTTGACCGCGATTGCTCGCTGCCTGTACGATTTCCTCTATCCGTTCTTGTGCCTCCTCAAGCTGTCTTTCCATCTGCTCCTCCTCATTCTCTTCCTCTGTGCCAGTGTCTTGGCGCATATTGGTGGCGCCGAACTCTCTAAATTTATCATATGTTTTATCTGTGCGGGCCTCATCAAAGAAAGAGTTTAATATTGTTCCATCTTTCGTATCTTCCCAGGAGCCACCAAAGCGTGTTAAGTCTTGTGGGCGTGGCGGCTGCAGTTCACCATCGTCGTCTATAAATAAATCCTTTTGGTTATCCCAAGCCCAACTTCTTACCACATTAATAAACCCTGGCTGCTTAGCGCCGTAGGGAGCGTGTTCCGGCACAACAAAGTATTGATGGTTTGCTGCATCATAAAACTTTCTCATACGCACACGCTCATCGGCAATAATACCAGAAATATCCCGATCCGTGTCTTGAAATATCTCCTCATCATCAAAGTCAGACAAAGGCTTTAACTCTGCTTCAGGGTTAATATCTGGAGGTGGCCATGCGTCGTCATCATTAAAATCGTCTTTAGCACGGACAGCCTCGCGTACCATATCATAGGTTACAGCATCCATTACTTCTTTGCGCGGCGAGTATATCGTTCGGCCCCCACGCCAGGGTTGGTTTTTCCACTCTCCCTTAATTGCGTCAACTCCAGACTCAAAAAGCTCAGCATCATTAAGGTTTTTACGTAACGTCTTATATCGCTGATAGTGTTGTAATATCGTAGTAACCACAAGCTCTTGTGCTTCTTCTTCGGTAGTCTTCTCGGTTAAAAACTTTTCCAACACATCGGTGTACAAACGATAAGCAACGATACCGTGTCCTCTCGCCTCTTCTCGCGCACATTGAAAGTATTCCCCGCCCTCTCTGTGGCAAGAGGTAATCCTTCCGATATCGCTCATCCGTAGGATATCTATTGGGGCACGCGAGACAATGATAGAGTATTTATGTTCCGTGGAAGTCATATCAAACAACTCTTGGACATCTTCCCATTTATTATCGTTAGTGTAATAGATCTGTTTCTGGTTCCACCACTCTAACATTTCGTCATCTAGTTTGCCCTGCTTGACGAGCTTGCCGATGGCGCGGGACATTGTGGTTTTATCCGTCTTTTTAATTTTTTCGCCTTTTCGCGGGCCGGCAGGTATAGTGAAGTCATAAGTCTTTTCGAGGTTTAACTCTGCTATTGTCTTGTCCTCGTAGTATACCTCAACGGGACGCGGATCGGGATTGGTTTGAGGATGTGGCATTCCAAATCCAGCAGGCAATTCCCCAACACGGCGTTTGCCTTTTTGTTTGACTTCTTTTGTTTCAAATTTATTAGAACCGTAGCCTTCCAACATGGGAGGCCGCCAGCTATCACTCAACAAAGCGCTAACAATCTGTGCTAGGTTGCGGCTGTCTTGGCCGGCCATAGGAAACGCAACGCGCATCTTGCCGGGTCCACCAAAGACATCATCCAACTCTGGGTTGATGTCGCCCTGGTTCATTATCCAGGTTTGTAACTTTTCATGTTCCTCTCGCGAGATCTCAGTGAGAAGCCGCTTACATTTTGGCTTTTTTGGCTTTTCTTTACTCTCTCTAAGGTATTTAAACCACGTTCCAGTAGCAATATCCATTTAAATTATACTCCAACAATATAAATAGTTAGTTATTTCCTATTTCATCTCCAGAACAGTTGGATGGAGGCAATTATAAACGCCAAAAACACGCACGTCATCGTTTTTGCGGTAAACATGCTTTCCCCTAAAAAATGCCACGTAAGCAAAGGGAACGTTAAATAAGACAACGCAAAGATTAAAAACCTTGGACCCCATATCTCTCCCATCTCTGCATATGCTAGTTGCATTCCATACCAAAAACATAAAGATGCGGGAAACGTGAACACAACAATAGGCAAAAGAGGCTTATCTTTCCACCACTCCCACACAAATTGAGAGTTAAGATGGAACCATCCAAATAGCTGACCGGTAGTAAACAGCAAGCACGCTAATAATATTCTAGAAGTTGGCAATTAAAACGTCCTCACTTTTATTTTTGTCCGTTGTTTTTTTGCCGTACTTGTCTATCATAATAATGTTGGAGCCTTCGTATAGTTTAAATAATCGTGCATGGGTCTTGTATAGCACCACCCATTTTTTCTCGATATCACGTAGATACTCGCAAAGCTCTTTATGAAGAATAGTTGTCATTTCATATCCTTTGTTTTTGCCATGTTCAAAAAAGTTATTATCAAACTTGCCAATAGGAAAAAATAAATATTCGCCCTTCGTTGTACTATTGGCTATGGCTTCATTAAGTGTGGTGCCTTTGTCTAGAGTGAGAAAAAAATTTTTAGGTGTAAACTTTTTTAAATGGGAAAGCGCGACAGGATTAAAATTCATATCATCAAACTTTCCGGCCGAAATCCATCCGCTTTCCGAACACCTATTAAGCAAAAAGAACAAAGCAGAACGAATGTAATGATCCTTATACTTCGGCCAACTCTCTTGATAAACATGAAAAAACTTTTCATCCCCAATAGGATAAAAAAATTCTGATAGTTTTGCTATTCTCTCTGGGTCTTCCATTGCGCAATTCCAAAACTCGTAAATAACATACTTGTTTGTGTGCGCAACCACAAAGCGCTCAGCTTCCGCTAAACTAATTTCTATTTGGCCAGAAAAAAATAAAAAAGAATCTATCACACTTCCCTTTGGGAAAATCTCTTTCAAGACGGACAGCGCTTTAAAATTATTAATATTCTCTTTAATCGGAGATTTCATCTATTTGCACGGAACTTTTAAAATTATCGATTAGCTGTTGTACTCGTTCTATATTAGGTGGTATCGAAGGTTTATGCTCTTCTGAGGGCTCTGGCTTCTCAGATGGGGCCTCCTCTTCTGGCTCTAATTTATAGTGAATATAACTAGAAATAATACTAGTTATATCCTCCAACATGTAATCAACCTTTGCAACCCTCACGCGATATTCCGTTAATTCTTTTAACGTTTTAAGTGTCAAACTCTGCTCGTCGCTCGATAAACCAACAAGATGTCCTAAATCTTCTCCATACCCCTTCAGTTTGTTTCCTGTTTCTTTAATCATTCTAACAACCTCTCTCTCCAAATCATCTAAATCAACAGAATATTGAATATTTACTCTTTTTCCCATTTTATCCTCTTAAAACTTGTTTCTTGGCGCTTTTGTTTAATGTAACTTCAATCGTCTCAGGCGAACCAACAACCACGATCTCTGAACCTGTATGTCCTCGATTAATGCTTAACTTTGAGAACCTATGATCCTTATTTAATTCTGTCGGAAGCATTCCCTGTTCATTTAACTGTTTCATTCTTGACTCTTCACGAATCATTACAACGTGCTCTGGGTTAATAAAAACCTCGCGTAAAGTATAAGTTTGCTGTGATGTAATAGCAGTGTTGTTACACACTTCTGTGAGTTTGATTAACATTTCCTTCCTCCTCGAATATGTTCATTGGATATACTTCTTGTTTGGAAACATACCATTCTGATCCTTGAAAAAACACCTTTAGCCACGCGCTCGACTGCTCAAAGTCTTCTATGACAATCGCCGCCTGTGGTTTTAAAGTTTTAATATATCCTGATGGGGCCTTTTCGTGTTCATTAAGTAATGTGACATCTTGTGGGATGTAACATAATTCTCCTTTTAATATTTTCATTTTTTTCATCCTGTTTGTATAATACCATAGTTTGTTGTTATTAATGTGCCGGCACAACTAGCCGCATTTTGTAAAGCAACCCGTGTCACTTTAACGGGATCAATAATACCATCAGCCAGCATGTCAGTTAAACATCCATTTTTGAAATCCCATCCCTTTTCTTCCGGGGAAGACAAAACCTTATTAGCAATGAGGTCCGGAGATTCGCCGGCATTTAAAGCCATTTGTCGAATAGGTTCTTTACAAGCGGCTTGTACAATTGCTGCACCCAAAACTACATCACGATTTTTAGTAGATATAACTACTGTGGCGGATGTGCGTAACAAAGCGCACCCACCGCCGACAACAATTCCTTCTTCTTGAGCAGAGCGCACCGCCTCCAAAGCATCTTCGATCCTGTGCTTTTTCTCAGTCATTTCTACTTCAGTCAAGCCCCCTACCCTAATAACCGCCACACCAGATGCTAGACGTACAATTCTCTCTTGTATTCTTCTACACTCATCCAAAGATTCAGTATCCTTAATAAGGTTCTTAAGTGTTTCTATCTGCTTTTCTACCAATTGAAAATCACACTTTCCTCCCACTATGGTGGTGTTATATTTATTACTGTCAATAAATTTTGCACTACCTAAATCAACCATTTTTACATCTTTAAGTTTTGCACCACTCTCTTTTGTGATAAATGTAGCCCCCGTAGAGGTGGCGAGATCAGAAAGAATATTCCTGCGCTCCTCGCCGTACTGAGGTGCCTTAATTGCAGCCACCTTAAGAGTGCCCCGCATTGCATTCATAATCATAGCTGCTAAAGCCTGTCCTTCGACATCTTCAGCCACCACAATTAAAGGGCGCGCCTCTCTGGCCACCATCTCTAACACGGGCAATATCTGTTCAACTGCTGAGATTTTATGATCTGTTACCAGAAGCAGCGGATCGTCGTGGTGCATAATAGCACGACGCTCATCAGTGACAAAAGCACTAGCGCAATAGCCAGCGCCGAATCGAAAGCCCTCTGTGACATCTAATGAAGTCTCCAAAGATCTCGACTCTTCAATAGTAATGGATCCATCTTGACCCACGCGATCAACAGCAAGAGCGATAAGTTTTCCGATTGACTCATCATTGTTTGCAGAAATGGTTGCAATGTGAGCAATCTCATCTGTGCTTTTAACTGGTCGACCCAGTTCTTTAAGTTTCTCTGTAATTTCTTTAGTTGCAAGTTCTATTCCTCTCTGTAAATCGTAAGGCGAGACGCCCGAAGCAACATACTTTTGTGCCTCTCTCAAAATGGCTCTTGCCAATACGGTAGAAGTTGTGGTGCCATCACCAGCAACGTTATTAGTTTCAATTGCTGCTTGTTTAATAATCTGAACACCAGCATTTTCAAATGGATCCTCCAACTCAACAAAGTGCGCCACAGTTACACCATCCTTTGTAATAAACGGTGTCTTTCCTTTCTCTTGTAAGAGTACATTGCGCCCCTTGGGGCCTAGTGTGGAAGCTACGTTATCCGTGAGAATATTTACTCCCTTCATAATTTTCTGTTGTAGAGTTTGTGTGTCGTCGTAATCTCTAGTCAATAATCACCTCTATTAATATTATAATCTCTTTTTGGTTGTATGTCAAGTTTTTATTCCCCTGTTGTCTTTATAATGTCTTTTTCAAGCTCATCGGCCGCAGTTGCAGAAGTTCTTCCGGCGGGCTTGTCCTCTGGATCGGCAAGATAAGTATTTAAGTTGTCGGTAGTTGTCTTGAGCGCTTGCAGGATCTTGTAAAAATCATTATAAAGTTCTTTTAAAACTTTTTGTGCTTTTAAGCGCACTTCCAGCGAGCCAGGGAGCACATATGATTCGGCAATCTTCGCGGCGCCACCGCCCGGAAATGGACCATCGAGATATTGTGTTAGCCCTAACGAAAATTGCGTTTGTCCGGTTCCGGGTCTAGGTATTTTACCATCTTCCACCCATTTTTGAAACTTTTCCAAGGTAAAGTCAAATTCATAAAAATCCAAGAGTGTGCCACTTTTCTTCGGTGTCTTCAGCACAATAATGTATTTCATTCCATTGACATCCTTGTCTAACACCGTTGCTCCTGGGTGGGCGCCCTTCCGTCTATCGACAGCTTCAGCTGCCAGTGGCAATGGCTCTTCAACGGGCTCGACGGGTCTTTTCTTTGTCGAATACATCTGCTGTAAATCAACTCCAGTTTGTCCTTGAAATGATTGTACTAAATCACTTATACTTCCATGAACGGCGCCGGCTCTGCGCAGCAATTTTAAACTAACGGGAACTCCTCCCGCGTCAGGGCCCAAATCAATGGTGATATCTTCAGTTGATACACTTTCTTTAGGCTTTACTTGAGTTGAATCTGCGCCGGCTAATGCAGCCAAAAAGCCCTCAAAAATAAAACCGGCTGGGCTGGCGCTATATTGCTCTTCCTCGCCTGCTGTAACAATTGATGAGAGGCTGTCCAATATTAAAATATTTGAAATAACCTGAGATACGGGCATGCCCTCTCCAGACGCAAGACCCCCCTCTAAAATTGTAGTGGTAAAGTTTTGTAGCTGTCTCAGTCTGCTTCTCAAGGTTTCAACAGGGTTCCCTGGAGTAACCGGCGCGCCCATTTGATCAATAAATTTAGCCACGTCACTGCGCTGCGCTGATCCCGGTTTTCCCCACGCTTCACTAAGTTGAACGAATGGCAAAGCAATATCGACTGTTTGGGTCTCTTTTTTTCCGGTGTCCATTACGTCCTTACCCTTTTTCGCTTCCCCTATCACCTCTGGCTCAATGGCATCATACAAGTGCTCAACCATTTCCATTAACATAGAAAAGTCGATAGGCTTCTTCTCTTCTTTCTTTTTATATTCGTTCTTTAAAATCTCAGATAGTTCAGACATATGTTCTCCTCATAATATTTCGTCAGCGATTCCTAACTTAATTGCTTGCTCTGCAGATAAATAGACATTCACTTTGCGTTTTAACATTTTTTTAAGTTGAGATTTGGTCATTTTTGTTTCTGCTACTAAACAATTTATATACATTTTTTGTAGCTCTTCAACTGCTTCTAACTCGTTAACGAGATCATGAATATTTCCCTGGTTGCCGGCACTTACTGAATGAATCATAATACGGCAGTTCTTTGCAATCTTGCGCTTGCCCTTTGTTCCGCAAGCAAGCAGTGGCACACCAGCCGACATTACTTTTCCTACGCCAACTGTATGGATTTCTGTTCTCTTCTGGATATCTTTCATTATATCATACAAAGCGAACATGTCATCAGCAGAGCCGCCGTAAGTAGAAAGATAAAACTCAATAGGTTCTTTATCTTCTTCCTTTTTGTCCTTATTCGTTTCGTTCATATACATAAGCGCATGAACCAATTCCGCTATAGGCTCTTCTAGTATGTCAGAGAACAAGCCGATTGTCCTCAAGCTAATCTCTGGCTCTCCTCCTTGTAGTTTAGAAGGATCAACCAAAATAACTTTCTTTTCTTCTATAGTTTCTTCAACACCATCAAGAAAGCTACGTAACTTTTCTTTTAATTTGTCTAATACATCACTCTTCAAGAAGGAACGCATGCGCCACCTCTCTATTCTGCTCAAGATAGTCCATTCCCGATCTCCAATCATCAAAATCTAAAATCTCTTTGTAAAATTTAGAATGCTGTTCGACTATATGTTTAATTGCTTTTTCTTTGTACGACTCGATAGCCAAATCAATGTTGATAGTATAAGCATTAATATTTTGGTCGCTCGCATTGTTTTCTTTCAGAGTGAGAATTTTATAAGTTCTCGAAAAAGCAAAGTTTTCCATTGACTTTGCGAGGATGGCGAGGCTAATGACTTGGGCACTCTTTACTATTAATATTCCGGTCCTAGTGGCACGGAAAAAATAAAACGTCCTACAAGTTGCATAACCGAACACAAATACTAAAAAATACTGTAACCACTCCATTTATCACCCTTTAAGAAAAAACCACCAATATTTCTATCGGTGGTTTATTATAACAGCTTGTAAAATCTTTGTCAACTACTTTTTCAAGAGCCTCTTCATAATTCTTTCGGCCAACTGATCTGCCATCTTTTCTTTTTGAGATTCCTTCATTAGACGAGCGGCAACGCGACGGGCGACTTCTGCCACAACTTCTTCTTCTCCACCCATTTCCATTTCCTCACCTCCTTCAGGGGGCTCTTCTTCCATACCCATGGGCTCTTCTTCGGGCATTTCGCCCATCTCCATATCCATCTCTTCTTCCTCTTCGCCACCTTCGGTGCGCTCGGCATCCATCTCGATGCCATATGGCTCTAAAGCATCGCCCATCGCATCAAGCATAGTTTCTAGTGCACCTTCAACAGCAGCAATAGCATCAGGTGCAAGCTCTTCGGCACCCTCGTCTTCCAGGCCCATTTCTTCGTCTTCTAGGCCCATGGGCTCTTCTTCCATGCCGACCTCTTCATCTCCCATGGGCATCTCTTCTTCACCTTCTCCACCCATAGCGGCCATGGGGTCTTCTTCCCCAGGCACCTGTTCAGAAAGCGTGCGCACTCTTCCGGCGCCGATAGCAGGCATACTAGCCAGCTTCATGAATCTCCGAATCTCTGATTCAGTTAGCAAAGTCTTTCGAGCCATTATTAAATCTCCTTAAAATACACAAACTCAAATATAAATAGTGTCATGATTCAATAAACTCCCTAAAAAAGCAAACTCGTCTTGGATAGTCGTTTTTTTAATTTTTCTAAAGCTTTTACTTCTATCTGTTTTACTCTTGCAAAAGAGATACCCAAACGCTCGGCTGACTCTCTAAGTGTCATTTTGCCATTTTCATAAACAGATATTAAACAACAATTTTGTTCTTCTTCAAAGTCTATCCAGAGACGACATTCTGTTACAGGACACGCAACTCCCTTTTCTAAACAATATTCTGAACACTTCAATAGGCCATCTCCTTTCATAGTTCTGGATACTCCTCTTCTAATAAATCAAAGATATTTTCAACCTCTCCATCGCTAAGAGCGAAATCTTTAAGAATTTCCTTTCCTTCATTCCTTAGTTTTTTAGTTTTAGTTTTGCGCGTTTTAGCTTGTGGTTTTACTTCATCAATATAATCTTGAACACGCTCATCGCCAGTGATATATGCTGTCACTATATGACGGAAGAAAGCGGACTGAGTGAGTCCATCCTGTTTTAACTTTATTAAAAGCTGTGCTTGCCGGTGATCGTTATCTGTGAAGATTATCCTTTTTGTAAGGTTGCCATAATCTATTTCGGAAGACATCACCATTCCCTCGTTTTAATATGTGTGTGACTTTCCGACAAGCCAGAGTGGGTTTGTCGAACGAATTGTGCTCTAGCGTGTAACTCATCAATGGAACGACAACCACTATATGATAGCCCTGAACGAATCCCTCTTTCCAAATCTTCTAGGATAGATCTAACAGATCCCCGATACGGCACCCTAGCAGAAACCCCCTCGAAAGAACTATACCTGCCGCGCCAACTAACTTGAGCCTCTTTACTTGCCATGCCGCGATACGACTTCCAATGCAAGCCATCAGAATCCTCAAGGACTTTTCCTGGTGTTTCATCTGTGCCTGCTAGCAACGAACCACACATTACGGCGTGAGCGCCAGCAGCAAGAGCTTTTACAATATCACCTGAGTTTCTAATGCCACCATCAGCAATAATAGCCACATCTCTATCTGTTTGCGCGCACTCCATAATAGTTTGAAGACCGGGCATTCCATGGCCAGTCTGAATACGTGTTGAACAAATAGAGCCTCCTCCGATATTACAGCGGACACTGTCTGCTCCCCAATCAGATAAATCATTAATGCCCTGAAGCGTGGCCACGTTTCCTGCCATAATGTGAAAATTATCAGAGCACATTTTTCTCAATTCCCGTAGCGCTTCTTTCATAACAATGTGATGGCCATGGGCAACATCAATGCATAAGAAATCTACGCCCGCATCTAATAATTCTGTGGCTCTTTCAAGATAATCTCCGGTGATGCCAATGGCGGCTCCTACATTATTTTCTATCCGTGGTATGAATTTTAAATTAATAAAATTGCACACATCCTTGACCAATGAGGTCTGTTCCTCAATTGCGTTGTAGCGATGGATTATTGATGTGCCACCATATGATGTCATGGCAACTGCCATATTGTTTTCTGAAATAGTATCCATCGGTGCAGAAACAATTGGAAGCTTCAATGACACCCCCTTTCCCAAATTAGACAAAATATCCACTTCATTTCGTGTCCGAATATCTGAATATTGCGGCACTAATAGTATGTCATCGTATGACAAAACTTCTTGCATTATCTCTCCTTCTCAATAAAATCTTTTATATCATCTACATGGTACCATGTATTCATGTGTGGTTTTTCCGGGTCTTTTAATACTCTAATCTTAGGTTTTTTAATACCAGTTTTAATCACAGTAATCGTGGGCACACCACTAAATCCTATAATCTTTTCTACCTGTGGATAGTCACCAATATTAAAAGCAAAAAAATGTAATTCTGAATAGTCCTCTTCTTCTGCTAGATCCTTATAAGAATCACTCAACTCATGACAAAGTGGACACGTGTTAGAATAAAATTTAATGATGCATGTTGCCGCTTCTTTCACTTGACCTGACAACAACTTTTGTAAAGCTCTCTTTGAGAGTCTATCAATCGCCATTCTGTTTCTCCTCCGTAACCTTTTTGGCCTTATCAATGCACATTGGGCAAAACAAACGCACTTTTTCAGTTTCCTGGTGTACAACCACAGACCATGTTGTAACCATCTCCTTGTTTTTTTTATCAAATGACTCTTGGCACGCACTGCATTGATCTGGCAGCAAGCCAAAAAGAGTAACTTTATTGGCCAATTGCTTTTCAGCATCAGATGCCTTGGCCTGGGCACGTCGCTGTTTTCTATTCATCTGTACTCCCTAGTGCCCCTCTGCCTCTGGTACTCATTGTAATAGGATGGCCATACAAACTGCCCTCTCTTCTTTCAATGGCTCTAAAGTGAACCACCGGAATTAATACCACTTGCGCAATCTTTGTTCCTACTTCAAGTGTTTGAGTAATACAGCCCACATTATGAAGGTTAATAAATACCTCTCCATCATATCCTGAATCAATTACGCATGCGCCCACGATCAATCCTCGCTTTGCAGCTACGCTAGAACGGTTTTTAACCTCTAGCATATATCCGTGCGGTACTCCAAATCGCAAGCCAGTAGGGAGAATCTTACTCTCCCCTGGAGCCAATGATACCGGCAAGTGCTCGCCATTAGGGGGCGGTGAATAATACACATCCAACCCGGCATCTGACGGGTTGGCACGTGTAGGGCGAATAGCCAACGGATGAACCATTGAGTACTCAAGCAGCACTGGAGCCCCTCTTCTTGTTCAGAATAAGATTATAAGCATCATAGAATTCATCGACATTCAATTCGCTCTTCATAAAACGATATGCCTTAACGGCAGTGCGAATCTCGTCGGTGGACAACCACCCATTGTCACGGAACTCCTTGCGAAGTTCCCTCTTCTGCTCCTTGTATGGTTCCATCGCTTCTTCGATGGCGTTTAATGATCGAACATATTCCAAAATATAACGATCCTTGTCTGTGTTGTTTGTGGCCATGTAGCCTCCTTTTGTATTATTAATATACCAGACTAAAGTGTCGGTGTCAAGTGTTATTCGAATTTAAAATCAACTTTAACATTAATATTTAAAGTAGGAACATGCAAGTAATTAACTAGGTTATGGCGCCTGCATTCGTGGGGCGCTAAGTACCAGTCGGCATGTCCTCTCTGGTGAATGATATCTAAGAAATGTTCTCCCTCTTTTCCGCAATTCTCAGCCATCATATGAAAAATCTTTTTGTTTAATCTGTCAGCTTCTTTTGCGTCTGCTTTAAGCTCTTCAACTTTTCCTTCCATCATTGAACTCACGTCGTGAATCATTACGGTGGCATCGGGATCCATATATCTTTTTCCTTCGGCGCCGAAACTTGCTAGCACAGCACCACAAGACATCGCCTTGCCTTGTATAATAGTAGCAACCGGAATTTTTGAGTGTCTGATATCGGATATCATAGACATCAGTGAATACACTTGACCACCATAGCTATCAATTATAATTGGAACCACTGGCTGTCCTGTGTTTTGTGCTTTGCTCATCTGCTTTGAGAATTCATTAGCAGAATCCTCGTCAAACTTTCTCACGCGAATAACAATAGGCAAGTCCTCCACTAACTCTTGATCTTTCAAAAGCGGACTAAAGTATTTAATAATATTCATTTTGTTTTATCCTAGTAATTTAAATGTTCTCCCAATCGCATAAGTAGAAAATCCCCATTGTTCGTCATACTTAAGCTTCGCCATATACGGTTTATTAAGTGAGATCTTGTCCTTCTCTGGTTTAACGCCCCAACAACGAATCCTTGTCTGTTCGTTATTGCTATCGATCACTTCTACGATCCAGTAGTCTTTACCGTTCTTGGTCTTCTTCGGCGTAATCTTGCGCGGAATGAACCAGCACACATTCAACAAGCTATCGAATTCTGAAATCGGTGGAATATACTTATCGCCTAGGCGCTTAAGCATGGCGTCGTCTACCACAAGGTTCAACGGGAAGACGCCTGTAAGCTCTGTTCTAAATTGAATAATTTCTTCTTCGCTAAAATGTCCCTCGGGGCGATACAGTTCCATATTCTCGGCTAGCTTTTTTGTGTTCTTTGGGCGCTCTACGATACAAGCTGACCAGAAGTGTTTCATGCCAGTGAACCTATCATCAATCAGGTTATCTAGCGCTCCACCTCGACACAAAGCATCCAAGGACTTCTTGTTTAACTTGCCATATGCCACCCCTTCTTTGAAGAGAAGATCTTCCGCATTTGTAAAAGGACGGTTATTGAGTATCTGTTCAATCGCTGCCATGCCCAGTCCCTTGATCGAAGTGAGTGGTTGGATTAGCGTCTTGCCATCTTCACTAATTTCCCAGATGACACCCGACTTATTAATATCAAGCGGCTCAATATTGTATCCGTATTTCTTTGCAATATTGATTGCTTTTTCTTTTCTACTCTCTGGCTCCTTATCCAAGAACGCAGCCAGCCACTCTACGGGATAATATGCAAATAGGAAAGCGCACTGATAAGACAACATACTATAGGAAACAGCATGAGACTTATTAAAACCGTAGCCTGAAAAGTATTCAAAGTTATTCCATAAAGTTTGCGCGCTATCCTTGCCAATTCCTTTTTCTTCGCATCCTGCGATGAACTTGTTGTAGATCTTTCTTTTTGCATCATTTCCCTTTCCTGTTCCTTTCTTAGTTAAAAGCTTGCGTAGTTTATTTCCCTCGTCCAAAGACAGATCCTTGCCCAGCGTGTGAGCGATCTTAGCGATCTGTTCTTGGAAGATCAGGAAACCATATGTTTCCTCCGTAATCTCGCGCACCTCATCCGTAAGGTAGGAGATGCGATGTGGGTGCTCTCGTGCTTCCATAAAGTCATCGTGTACGTTAGCCGCTAGCGGCCCAGGACGGAAGATAGAAGTAACAGCGGAGATATCGATAATGTTTCTCGGCTTTACTCTCTTGCAGAACTTCTGAGAACCTTGTTCCGTAAACTGAAAGATACCAGCCCACTTGCCTGCGTGGAAGATATCTTCATATACCTTCTGATCATCCAAGTCAATAACATCTGGATGTAAGTTGTTGTTATAATATGCCTTCACGTCTTCAAACGTAGGCTCTGCAACATTGTGATGACGCTTCAAGATGTGACGGATACACTCCTCAATCATCTTAAGCGTAGAGAGTCCCAAGATATCGAACTTAATGAACCCCATAGGTTCCAAGTGCCGAACGTTCTGTCCCTCGCTCCAAGGCGTCTGTCTCACGCCACCAGAGTTAATCAGCGGCATGTAACGGTCTAGATTCTCCGCGACCACCACACCACCGGCGTGGCGAGAACAAGAGCGAACCTGTCCAACCAACGCTTCAACGTGTGTCTTAACTTCCGGGTAAGCACTTAAAAACTCCTGGAGAGAGGAACTAAACTCCATCACCTCTTGCCATGTCGGAGCGTACACCCCAGACTTAATCCCGTGACGACGCTTAGCTTCGGGTGTGGCCTCGTAAATCATCTTGCTCGTTACGTTATTAACTTCAGTGAAGGGAATACCATACAACTTAGAGATGTCCTTAATAAGCGAACGCAACTGCAGCGTGTTCCAGTTAGAAATGGGAGCTACTGTGTCTTCTCCCCACTCCTTAATCAGCGCCTCCTTCAGCGCCATCGGATCTGCCACATCGTAATCGATATCAGGATAGTCTGTTGCGTCTGCCCGAAGGAATCGAGAGAACAATAGTCCATATTTGATTGGATCGATCTGTGTGATGTTCAATGCGTATGCGACCAACGAACCAGCTGCAGAGCCACGTCCAGGGCTAGTGAGCATTGTGCCCAGCGCCCGATCAGAGATTGCCTTCATGGTAAGGAAGTACTTGGAGAACCCGCGATCATCGATAACCTTCAGTTCGTGCTTTAATCGACTAAGATATTCGTTATTGTAGATAAAACCCAACTCCTTCAAGCCATCCATAGAAAGCTTTACTAACGCATTGGTAGCTGTCATTCCCGCTGGCACCACAAAGTCGGGCAACCTAACGGTATTATCTGGCAAGAACGTATCAATGCGTTCATGGGCGATTCGATGCGTTTCTGTAATAGAATTTAAAACCAACTCGTCATCGTAGTCATACTCTTCAGAGTATTGTTTATACGAATCCCACATCTGGTTCCCGTTCTTTGGATATAGTTCATAACCAATCTCTTCTACGCCCGCCGGCAGATCTGTACTGTCTGCCCACTTTGGCGTTCCCTTGCCAAGCCAGCCAAGACGCTTGTAAAGCTCTCTGTCCTTCCAAGCGTCTTGGTTGGGGTAATGACTATCGGCTGTTGATATCAGTCCAATGTCAAACTCTTTAGCAGTCTGAATAATATATTGATTCAGTTGGTGTTGTTCTTTAATGTTGTTCCATTGAAGCTCTGCGTACCAGCGATCTCCAAAGATATCAGTCATACGCCTACTTGTCTCGCGCATTGCGCCTAACACAGCTTCATCGCCTTCCTCACGGTTCTCCCAGAAGTTACCCGCATACACGCCACCTAGGCAAGCAGAGGCGGCAATGATGCCTTCTCCATACTTTTCCAACAGTGCATAATCCACGCGAGGATACCGATAAAAATTCTCGGCTTTATAGCTCTCGGAGATCAATTTAAAGAGGTTATTTAAGCCCTCCTGGTTCATCGCTAGCAGGACCAAATGTCTACGCCTACGCAGGACATCTTGTGTTTTTTTGCTCGCGCCCTCGTCCTCTACAGTGGCCCCTGACGCCTTGTCAGCTTTAATAGCACGGGCCTTCTTCTTGTCTTCCATCGCCTTGGCATACTCTTCGTGCCACTCTGCGATGGAAGGGATAAAATACGCCTCGCAGCCGAAGATAGGTTTAAAGTCTTTACCTTCTGCTTGCATCTTCTTGGCATGTAACACCTGATATGCCAGTCCGTTCATGTTCCCATGATCAGTTAGCGCCAAGGCATCGCTGCCATTTTCATACGCGAAGTCCATATGCGCTTGTGGATACCCAATGGCATCAAAAATAGACCCTGCTACACTATGGGCATGCAGCCCAACAAATTTAATATCTTTCATTCCTTACCCTCATAAGCTATCTTACTATGTTTATGTGTCTGTGTCAAGCCTTCTTCTGGCTTTTTTATAATATTTTCTGAACCTAAAAAGTTACAGTATTCTCGCCACTTAGAGAGATCATAAAACCACTCCAGTTCAAGGTGTGACGCGTCCTTTTCCTCGACCTCCCCAAATACGTCTTCAAAGTCAAAATGCCGTGCTGACCATCGCTCTTCCAACGGCAGCTTCTCTGATGGCATCTCACCGGGAGGAGGATTAATAAATGTCCTAGTTGTCTTTTTGTTTACTGCGTTGCGGCAGGCCTTAAAATCTTTTCCAAACATAGTGAAGGCAAGCGGTACGTTGTCTTTTACTGTCTTGCCATCGTGTGTTAGGAAAAAGTTTTCTTTCATGCTGGAGATTTGGATCCTGTGCTCTCTCAAGCTATAAATGTCATATGCTGACATAGGAAAAGTAATATAATACTTATCGGGCAACAGCCACTTAGATATTTTATATGCCACCTTCCAAGCAGCAAGAATACCATATAATGCCCCCCACCCATACGAGTCGCGCCTATCACGATCCTTCGGATGAACAGGTACATAATAAATAGGGATCTCCTTTCTTACACCTTGATAAAGTTTAGTAAACTTTCGTGCGTAATATACAGGATCATACACCCACTCCCCCACTCTCTTTCTGACGATAGGCGCTAAATCATCGTTGGCAACAATCCAGATAGTCTGGCAACCAACGATAGCACACTCGAAGACTGCCTTTTGAATAGCTGTATAACCAGCATCCACGGGCATCATCACAGCAGGAATATCCATATCGAAATCTGTCTTAAGATTTGCTACTGGAATGATGCCTGCCATATGAGAATGGCGGGGGATAAACGTCAAAAATGCTTCA